GTCCGAATTACCCCCAGATGCGCTTGCTGTGGAAGGACCCGTGGTTTTTTTGAGACAGCCGGCCGTCTGGGGATAACTTGTTCATAGGTTGGGGATAACTTGGGGATAACCTGTTAGTTCAGTGGCCTCTGCGTAGCTTGCGCTCTGATGAAGCCAGCCTCAAAGTTTTTGATCAGGTTCGAGTCGATGGTGTTCATCACCACTCGATTGAACTCGAGACGCTTACGGTAGCGCGGAGGACTATCAACGAATAGGAAGAGTGGTCGAACCGTGCTCTTGCCTCCCGATCCGACGCGCTCCCAGATACCAGCTTCGAGATGCTTATTCTTCTCGCGATTAGGGTAGACACTAAAGATCGGATACTTTGGTCTGGCCTTCGGCCTTGTCACTTGAGCCAATCTTCTTTGCTTACGTCTGCGCTCTGATCTGTTGAAAGCCTCCCGCCTATCGATTGGGCTGCTCGATGGTGGTCTTACCCTTCGTCTCGGCTTACCCGACACTGGCTTCTTACGCGCTCGCTGGAAAGGGTCACCGATCCCTAGCTGCGACAGTATCCGTGTGTAGAATCCCGATGGGACGTTGCCGTATGCGTCTTTCGGTGCGGCCTTAGTCGGCACAGCGAAATAGCCGGGCGGCATCACGCCTTGCGATACTAATAGCTTCTCGAACGCTTTAGGCCTGCGAGGGCCTCCCTCAACCTGCGGCGCAAGGTATTTATCCGGCGTGCCTCGCTTACTATCTCCTGAGCCTTTGCTCGTATAACCATCTTTGAGCTTGACGACTGCAACGAGATCTCGCTTCGTTGCGATCTTAATGAATGTTCCATTTAACGTATAAGGCTTTGGCCTATCGAATACGCTTTTCATCTCGCCGATGATGGCCTGCTGCGCTTGCTTCGCGGTCTGCGTTAACGCATAGGCGGTCGCGAACGGGATCTGATCTTTTCTTAGCCCTATCAGGTATCGCTCGGCCTGTTTTAAGTCTGCTCGGACGTCGTACTGCATAATTTGCCCTGCGCCGTCTAAGGTCTACTGACATTGGTGAGCGTGTACGGGAGGGCAGTAACCCCTATTGTGGGCGCTTTTATCATGCTCGCGGGGCAGCGTCAAGCATTTCGTTTACGCGACCCTCTGCGGTGGACACTCGACGCATAAAGGTTCGCCGAGAGACGCCGAGAGCGGTCGCCTTCCACCATAGTGGGCCCGTCTTAATATAGTACGCGATCAGACACGCTTTGAGGATCGGGGAGAGCTTCGCGACCGCACCATCGATCTCGGAGATATCGTCAGGGAGAGAGGTCGCATTGCCCGTCGTTCGGCTTCCTTCGTTCGCTCGCATAAACGCGGAGATCGTTGGGTATCCTGTGATCGGCCTACCCCGACACCATCGACCCCATGCGGTTAAGCGAAGGCGCGTGTACTCGATCATCGCATCGACTCCTGCTTGATCTGCTCGTTGTAACGCTCTATCAAAGCGTTCACCGTCTCATGCGGATCACGGGCCTCTATCCACTCGCCTCTCGGCTCGAAAATGGCCCGAAAGATATGCTGATCGCCCTGAAGCTTCCCGCGCTTACTCTTAATCTCTGCCCAACACACAAAAAAAACCTGCCCCCTATCAGTGACTTGCGGGAGCGGTTTGATGACTAACTTATCAGGAATCCCTTTACCGACTGACGTTAAATCGATGACGTTAAACCCTGCCTCTTTAATGGCTTTCGTTATCTCCGTATCGTTAAGATCTCGACGTAGGCGATAGCGCATCAATAGTGTCGCCCCATTAGTCGTGCTCGACCCTCTCGAGTCATCGCGAGCGTCTGAATCTCGTACAAATCGAGATCGAGATGATCACAAATCCATCGCAAAGAGCCTACGCCTTGTCGGTTCGAGAAGATCCACGCCTTCGCAGTCACGCACTGAGTCGGATGATTGCACTCGCGCAACGCATTGAGGAGAACGTGCGCCCAGATCCTACGACACGCCTCAAGCGAGATCAGTTCGAGCTTCTTGGACACAGCGAGCGAGGAATCGTTGCCAAAACATGCGCGTTGAGCGTCGTAACGGCGGCGCACCGATGCCCCACTCCAGAAGGCCCTCACGCTCGCGGAACTCACGCAGCCATCGCTCCTTGTTTGTCATCGCTCACCTCTCGCACCGATTCTCGCAGTTTATCAATGGCCGCGCCGCCGTAAAAGTACGAAGCCATGCCAATTAAGTGAGCGTCTCGAGCGATCAGTTTGATATCGACCTGACGCATAAGATCGCCGACGATATGTTTAAGCCACTCAAGTCGTTCCTCGAGCTGCGGGTCATCGGGCGTCATTAAGTATCGAGCGAGCAATGCATCACATAATCTTAGTTTACCGAGCGGCGTTTGTAGTGTCTCACGCCACATTTTTTGGTTAGAGTCTAGCTGGTGATTAAAGCGCGCATCGTCGGCGGCTTTTTGCTTATCGGTTTTCTGCGGTGGTTCGGCGGGGTCGCGTTTCTTTTTTAGATCGAATAGGCCCTGCCATTGTTGCGAGATTGACTGATCGACTACCTCGGCTTGATCCTTCCCGTACCTCGAGAGCTTGAGTGCGGCCGCCGCCATCGAGACCTCTTTGAGCGGCTTCTTAATTGCCTGACGATAGGCAACCCAGCGATTCCATGCGTCGATGTCTAAGCCTTCGATGCTTTCAATGCTCATAGCCCGACTCCAGTCGCTTTTCGATCATCGCCATTACTTGACTAACTTGTTCGTTTGTCAGGTTGAAGCCGATTTGGCTCGCGAGGTCGAGAGCTTTTTGAGTTCGTTCCTCGGTATCGGCTGTAATCGAGAGCCAGAGTGCGGCTTCGAATGCTTCGAGTGTTGTCATGTTTCCTCCGTTATATTTCTAACTTCTTAACACCTATGACCTTTGGTGAGTTCTGCGTGGCGTAGACGGATTACGCCTACACAATCACGCAGACTATGACCTTCGGAGCCATTCTGCTGTGAGCGACTTTTAACGGTTTCCCGCTGCGGTTCGCGCTTCCTCACGATGTGCTGCGCGTCTAGAGCCCCGCTGCCCCTGTCTAGATTTAAGCCGATCCTGCGCGTTGTTTCCCCGTCCAGAATCAGCCGAGGATGGAAAGCAAACGATTGACGGTATGAGGGAAAAGCCCCATACTCGCATCGTCTGTTTTCCTCCACGGACAACTCTACCCGCACTTCAGTTGCAGGTAAAGTCCTCAAGCCGCAAACCTCACGGAATGCGGCTTTTTTTAACCTAAAGCGATTACAGGGCCGCATAGCAGACCCTATACCTCACCCTTGCTTTCGCCGGAAATAGGCTGTAATGGCTTCTCTGGAGGTTTTACGGCCCCTGCCTGCACCTGCCAGATCCGACCCTTCGGCATTTGACCGGCGATTACCCACTGATTGACAGCCGCTCGAGAGACTCCGAGAGCCTTGGCGAGCTTCGTCTGATTTCCGTAGCGTTTAACGAGTTCGTAGATGTCCATGCGGCGATCTTACCCCACGTCGAAAAAAAGTGAAATAAAAGTTTACATTTCCGAAACAAGGGGGTAAAGTTGGCTTACGGTATAGATAACTTTCCACAAACAGGAGCAACAAAAATGCAAACCGAAACGATTGATCTCTCAGGGTTCTACGGCACCGAGAACTATTACACCCATCCCTTCACCCGCTCAGTCTACACCGACGGCGTTAAATACTTTGCCGAAAAAGCCGGAGCCTACTGGTTTCTCGATATCGTGTTTACCGAGTACGACAAGCTCGTCAGCAAGGCAGGGTTTTTGTCGATCACTCTAAAGGTAAGCCGCAACAGCGCGATCATTGACGTATCGGACGGCAGCGGCAGCTATACCAAGCCACGACATATCGACTTTACCGATTGTCCCGATGGCGAATACAAATTCTATTTTGTCGCAGGCGAGCCGTCTGTTCTGATGCTCGCAGCGGAATACTAAGAGGGCAATAAATATGTCAACGCAATACGCTTTTGATCTGACGGTCGAGGGTCAAGTCCGACTCTGTAAGTGGTTGCAAGATCACTTTAGAAACCCAGAGCGAATCCAGAAACTAGATCCGTTTATCGATGAAATCTTGCAGAACCTCAACGAGGGCAATTCTCCGCAATGCGAGATCCGAGCGATGCACTCAATCGATGGTTCGCCGCGAATCTTCCACGCATGGCTCGACGAAATTAAATGGCGTCCGATGGAGGACGAAGAATGAACACCTTTCAGATGCGTACCTACTGGTGCGGAACTCTGCTCGAGATCGAGGTTGATTATTTTTTGAATCACTACGATGAAATCGAACTCGACGAAGCGAGAGTCATCGGTGTCTATCACAAAGGCGATGACCCGAAGCGACAGGACTACACCGCAATGTCGACAAACATTCCTTTAATAGTCAGCGATATGTCGAATGATTTCTATGATCAGCTGCTCGTGAAAGCCGAGGAGGATTACACCGTTTTTTGCCAAGAGGGGAGGATAGAAGAATGAAGCGCGAAGGATGGATCGGTATTGCTTTAGTCGCACTCTATTTATTAGCAGGGCTGATTGACCCATGCGACGGACATAGCTGCCAAACCACGGAGGAACGATGAGCGAACTACTCAAAATCAATGTTAACGACCATACAGAGAAAAAAGGCAACCTGACGTATCTCAGTTGGGCGTGGGCATGGGCCGAGGTCTTGAAAATAGATCCTGCGGCAAGATGGACGGCTCACGAATGGGACGGGCTGCCCCTGATGTATCTAAAGAATGGGAGTGCGATGGTAAAGGTCAGCGTCGAAATCAAAGGAGACGTTAAGACCTGTGTGCTGCCTGTGATGGATCATCGGAATCGAGCGGTGATAGATCCCGATTCATTCCAAGTGAACACGGCGATTATGCGTTGCCTCGCTAAGGCGATAGCAATGCACGGCCTCGGTTTATACATATACAGCGGAGAGGACTTGCCGGAGGGCGATATCGGCGACCCTAAAATCATTGACAAGATTAGGGCGTTACCTGACATCACTTCGCTTAATCGCTTCTACAAAGAATTGAGCGTCGATGATCGTGCGAGATACATGGGCCACTTTGCTACCCGTAAAAAAGAATTGACTGGAGGGGACAATGGACCAGCGGTCGCCTGACTGGTTTAAGGCAAGGCTAGGGCGGGTGACGGCATCTCGAGTTGCAGATGTCGTTGCGAAAGGTAAGGCTGGCCCGAGCGCATCGCGAACGAACTACATGGCGCAACTTATTTGCGAGCGACTCACGGGCGTTGTAGCCGAGACGTATACATCTATCGAGATGCAGTGGGGAACCGATCAAGAGCCGTATGCTCGAGCAGCATACTCTGCGAAGGTCGGTGAACTGGTTGAGGAGGTCGGGTTCATTGACCATCCGACCATCAGCGGAGCAGGGGCGAGTCCAGATGGGCTGGTTGCGGAAGGCTTAGTCGAAATCAAATGCCCGAATACATCAACGGCCCTCGATTGGATTCTATCGGGCAAACCTCCGGCTAAATACATCACGCAGATGCAGTGGCAGATGGCTTGCACAAATAGACCGTGGTGCGATTTCGTGTCCTACGACGTACGGCTCCCAGAGAATTTGCGGCTTCTTGTTATTCGAGTTGATCGAGACGAGGAACGCATAAAGGAACTCGAGCAAGAGGTTCAGAGCTTCTTGTCCGAGCTTGATGACAAAGTAAACAAACTGTTAGAGGTAAAACTGTGAGTGAGTATGACAACACAAACCGAGGCGTTCTGTTCAAAAATAATCAGGGCGACAATCCGAAGCGACCGCAATACCGAGGATCGCTAAACGTCAACGGAGCTGATTTTAACATCAGCGCGTGGATTAAAGAGTCGCGCAAGGATGGCTCTAAATTTATGTCGCTATCCGTAGAGCCGAAGCGCGATAAGCCTGTGGCCCCAAAGCCTAAACAGTTAACGGAAGATAACTGGGCGACCGCCGAACTTAATGACGATATGCCGTTCTAGGGAGGATAAGACGTGCAGATAACAGAAAGATATACTCCATTCAATCGACCACTTCCGTTAAGCAAAGATAAATTTGCCAAATGGAAAATGGAGAACAAGCCCGGCGATTTGTGTTGGGAGCGCAAAGAAAGTCTGATCGTAGATCATAGCTATCAGCGTAATCTCAACGAGACGAAATATAAAAAGATCGCCTCGAGTTTTAACTGGGCAGCATTTGGCGCATTGATCGTAGCACAGAGGCCAGACGGTAAGTTATATGTTGTCGACGGGCAGCATCGTTTATCGGCTGCGATGGCGAGACCTGATATTGATATCGTCCCTTGTATCGTATTTGTGTCTGACGGGGATATCGTCAGCGAGGCGTCAGATTTTCTAACGATCAATAAAAATCGTAAGCCGTTGACGGGGACTGAATCATTTAAGGCTCTCGTAGTAAGCGAAAATAAAACTGCGAAGATCGTTCAATCAATGATCGATGAGCAAGGCTTACAAGTCGGCAAGTCAGGGACAAGCAAGAATGTCTCTTGCGTCAAGGCTCTGATGACTTGCGTCGAGAACGATCAGGAGACTATCAAAAAGATTTGGCCTCTTATCGTTAGGGTATGCCGAGGCCATACAGTTGATCACCGTATCGTTCGAGGCATGCACTTTACGGAGAAGTTCCTTGTCGATGAACTCGGAAACAAGCGATCTCTTACGGAAACCGAGAACCGGAAAAAGTTACTCGAGATCGGATATGACGAGCTACACAAGGCTATCTATTCATCGGTTGCGTATCACAAGACCGCATCAGATAGAACATGGAGCGAGGGGATTCTTAATGCGATGAATCATCGCAAGCGGAATAAGCTCAAGACGGATACCTCCGTCAAATAATATGCGCCGCATATTTCCGAAAGGCACAGCGAGGGAGGTCATCATCAAAGCGGTGATGGCTTCCCTCGAGGAGGGCCAGTCTTATCAGGTAACGGTCGAGCCGTTCCGAAAGCCTCGCAGCCATCAGCAGAACGCCTATCTCTGGGGCGTGGTCTACCCAACGATCATCGAGGCTGGCGGCGAAGCGTTAAGAGGTTGGACAGCCGACGATCTACACGAATACTTCCTTGGCGAGATTCACGGCTGGGAAGTCATCGAAGGATTCGGGCGTAAGCGGATGAAGCCAGTGAAGCGTTCGAGCCGAATGACGAAAACAGAATTTATGGACTACCTAGAGCAGATCAGTCAGCGATGCGCACTGATGGGCATCGTGATACCGGAGCCGAGCTATGAAGCTGCGTAAGGCCGCGAGAGGACGGGAGTGTATGGTTAGGTTACCGAGCGTCTGTAATCACGATCCAGAGACGACAGTGCTTGCTCACGTTCGACTAGCAGGAGTGAGCGGGATGGGAATGAAGTCCGATGATTTACTCGGCGCATGGGCTTGCTCGAGTTGCCATGACGCGATAGATCGTCGAGCGCATACAGATCTTGATCGAGACTATGTGCGATTAGCGCACCTCGAGGGAATGGTGAGGACAATCGCGGTATTAAAAAAGGAGGGCTTGATATGACGCAGACAGAGCAGATTAGACAGCACTTGGAGACGGGCGAGAGCATTACCCCGCTCGACGCGTTACAGACCTATGGATGCTTTAGATTGGCAGCTAGGATTGATGAGCTGCGGAAAGCCGGAATGGATATTCAGACTGTAAAGGAAAGCCGCAATGGGAAGTCGTACGCACGTTATCAGGTGCGCGCATGAACTGGTTGCGCCGAATGCTGAAACGCTGGCGAGAGCTCGCCGATTACGAATGGCGACAAGTGCCTAACCCGAATGTCAGATGTAGTCGGGGCGGCAGAGACTTTTGGTGATCACGCGGCATTCTCCCGCCGCGCCGTCGAGGCGGTCGACGTCAAGCT